ATTTTCACATCCATTTTCATTTTCCTTTTTCATTTTCCCTGAAACAAATCTTATCTTACCATAAATTGAGTAAAATTAAATTTAAAAAAAATATAATAAATTAAATATTTAACCCAACAAAAAGAGTTTTTCAAGCAAAACCGCTTCATACCGCTTTTTACTCAGACACTAGAGGAGCTTCCTTACAAATTTGTTATTTGATTTTTTTAGATAACTTCTGTTCTCCTTAATAAATTTTTAGTAAACTTCCTCTACCATTCAGTTATTATTGGACAGACGCCAAGCAACGTGTTATTCTGATCATGGAATTTCGTTATCAACTTAACCGTTGCCTTTCGTTACGAATAACACTGAAAGGAGAATGACTATGACATTCTATAACACAGAACTACAATATCGAGTTACTCTAGATACAAAACTGAACCTTTTTATCGTTTTTGATAAAAAAGATGCTAACCGTTTTGCAACTGGTGTGACGATCGAACAAGCTGTACAAGAATTGACTAAAACTGCATAAGGAGTTCATCCAAATGAAGGATACCGATTCGTACTGAAAGCACCTCGCTAAGACTAATAGCAGGTGCTTTCTTGTTTTGTTATGAAATTAAACAGCTACTCCAACTGCTTTTCCTCTTCTGGCTCTTTCTTTTGTCCACTCTGCTGTTCATCCAACTGCATGATCTCATCTACTGATTCATCCTTCAAAAAAACGGATAGTCCCTTAACAGCTAATTTCGTTTGGCGCATGACATAATCTTTTTCAAACTCAGCCATTTTATCACCTTCTGCTTTCTTGTTCTCTTTCTTCTAGTTTAATCGATTTCGTTCAAAAAAAGAAGCAATGGCATGACATTATCAAAACTCGTTTCCTAAGCTCTCACTGCTGCCTGAATCAACTCATTAATTAAATTTTATGAGTCGTGTACGATGCTTTTCTCATACCTCGGGCCCCTCCTCCCCATGTCTTTACTTACAAAACAAAAAAAGCCTATCACCAAGGATAGGCCAAACGCTTCAAAGCGTTAATGTAAGGAGAGTACAGGATTGGTCAAATGAAAATCAATAACTTTTAATGATGAAAATTGACTGTTACCACACTCTTTCAAAAGAGTAATTTACTCAATAAGCAATAGATAAAAATATCCAATCGTATTCATTTTCGTATTCAAAAACTCATTGGTCTTGGGCAAGGATTTTTATTTTTAAAATAGAATTTTCATCGCTTCCTCAAGGTATTCTTCAAGCTTTAGAATTTTCTCAGATATTTGATGTATCTCAATGCTTTTATCACCGCTCCAGTTTAATTCTGAAAACATCTCGTCATAAACAGTTTCAGGATCATCGATATTACTTTGGCCGTCTCTACCAACATACATTGCAGTCTGAACGAATTGCACATCATCATAACTCAAACCTTCTAAATAAGAGATTAACTCTCTTTTTTTATTAAACAGGCTTGAATCTTCCTCGTTGTCACCAATCATAGACAAAAATTCATCAGTTAAATCACTATTAAAGATTTCCGGATTAATTATCCAATACTCTTTGCTATAATTTACCGCTAACTTCTGTACTTCTTTTAAAACCATCAAACGTTGATTTCCCAATTTTATTCTCACTATTTCATCTCCTATTTTGATTTTTTATTTAAATAAATCCCATAAACTAAATGTTGTCTTCTTATAAATTTTGTTCTTTACCGATTTGGCAGGAGATTTAACAAATCCCATCCCTTTTTTGCCGTACAATGGATTGACAGACTTTTTCACTGCTCTTTTTGCTTTTCCTGTAGTTCTGGCGGAAATCGATTTCTTTATGCTTGGTTTTCTCATGCCAATCTTCATATAATAAGCTCCTTTTTATATTGATATTACCAATTAAGTATATGCTATCACTATCTGTACTTTAAGATGTCTCATATTGACCTCCTGATATGAAAGCTATAATATATTTTATTCTTTCAGAATCTCCGCAAAGTTTTTCTCTAAGAACTCCAATGTTTTTGATTTCAAAAAAAGATACTTGTCATTGCCTTCCCCTGGGTAATACACAAACCCTTCAGATGATTTTGAAATGTCGATTCTATTTCTATACCTTGGGTTTTTTAAAACTTTCTGACTAAACCAATCATATTTTCTATTTATGCGATCAAGCACTTCTTTTAACGTAATCCACCGACCTAAACTATCCGCTTGAAGCAACTCCTCGTACTCAACCTTAGAAATGATCACATAATCTTCAGGTACAGGTATCTTTGCTTCCAAAAATTGTTGCATAAAAGCTCCTTTCTTTTATTTTTTCACTTTCTCAATTACATAATACATCTTTACACATACGAAATTCAAACTTTATTTGCAACAAAAAAAGACACCCAGCCGATAAGCTAGGTGCCTTGTATTTATCCTCCCACACCGGCAAGTGCCTGTTTGCTTGCACGGTAAAATTTACGGTTCATTTTGTTTAATTCGCTTGGGTTATTCGCATCGACATTGCCAATGTGGATATGTTGTTCCACTTTGTATGGCTGTACTTTACCGCCAATACCTTTGCGTTTTTCTTCGTCTGATAACGGAGTAACAGTTGTCTTGCCGTTTTTGTTCGTAAGCAATTCTGGTCCAGCTTCACCAACGATCGCTTGACCATTCAATACATGACCGCCATCTGCCAAATAAGGCAAAGTAGAAATGCTAAAGCTTTTTCCGCCTACGCCAGGAACCCATTTCGGAATTTTAATGTTGTTTAATCCACCAAGAAATGCATTGATTAATCCAATCATTGTGTTTAGTGGTGCTTTAGCCATAGCAGCAATCATATCAAAGATACCACCGAAAATGTTTACAACGCCGTTCCAAGCTCGTTCCCAATCACCTGTAAATATTCCGGTTATAAAATCTATAAATCCGGTGAAAATTCTCTTGCCAGCATCGAAAAAGTTTTGGAAATTTTGAATGATTCCTCCAAAAATATTGCTAATGTATCCGCCCATAAAATTAAATACTTCTACCGCTATATCAGAAACACCTTGGAAGAATGCATTCACACCGTTCCTAAACCATTCAACATTGTTATAAGCCCAAACTAGCCCAGCGACTAATGCGGCTATCGCTATTACAGCTACGGCAAACCATCCACCAGATAATCCGAATAATTTGCCTAGCCCACTCCACACAGTGGCCAGATCTTTAACCCCAGCGGTAATCTTAGTAACGGAACTCATAAGCGTTCCTATAACAACCAAAGCTGGTCCGATTACTGCAGCTATACCAGCGAGTGTAATAATCCAGTTCTTAGTACCTTGATCTAGAGAATCCCACCAGCCTTTAAAACTCTTCAAAGCATCAATCGCCATTTCAAAGAAAGGCAATAAGCTGATTTGAACGGATTCGCCGACGTCTGCTAAAGCAAACTTCGCATTATTCATTGCACGATTAGCCGCGTCAATAGGATCTTCCGTTTCTGCAAATGTATCAGCCACTGTACCGCCGCTTTCTTTTGCTACTTTTGCTAAATCATCCAAGGTGAACGTTCCTCGTTTGATTGCGTCAACCATTTTATCTGACCCTTTTCCAAATACTTCATTAGCAATTCTCAAAGCTTCTGTTTCGTCTTTTGCATTCAGTATTGAATCGATTGTTCCCTTTAATCCGTCTTGTAACGATAGATTGTCTTTGGCGTAAACAACTGAAGCTTTAGACATCTTGCTTAACATTGTGCTTGAGTCAACCCCAGCTTGCTCAAATTTACCAATTAAGGTCACCCCTTCATCGAAACTCAATCCTAATTGTTTGATTTGAGGTGCACCATCAATCGCCTTCTTCATAAGGTCATCAACTGATTGTCCTGTGTTCTGGGAAGTTTTGGTAGTAACATCCAATACATCGTTTAAATCATCGTAGGATAGTTCATAAGCTTCGATTGATTGTCTAGCATAAATTGCTGCTTGCGAGACATCAGTATTATTGATATCGGCATATTTCAATAGGTAGTCTGTTGAATCTTCAAGTTTTTTGTCCATGAATCCAAATTGAGTATTGACTTCACCAATTGCTTCTCCGACTGTTTGTAGTTCTAAGTGAGTATTTGAGCCAACGTTTTCAAACGAGGTAGACAAACGATCAGCAACATCGCCTGTTGCGCCTGTCTTTTGTATAATAGTGTCCATAGCTTCATCAACTTCTGAGAATGCAGCTAAACCAGCAGCCCCAGCAGCCATAATCGGCGCTGTTACCCCTACTGACATCTTCTTGCCGACATTTGAAACCTTTTCGCCAGCTTCTTCAATTTTTTGTAACTTTTTGGCTGTATCAATAGATACATCACCTTGTTCTTTTAGTGCTTCATTCGTTTCATCCAAAGCGGCCTTTAATTTATTTTGTCCTGTTTCGGATTCAAGCATCTTCTTATAAAGTTTTTCAGATTCTGCTGAATACTTGCCGGTTTCTTCAACCGATTTTTCATATTGTTCACGCAAAAGTTGAGTACGCTTTTCAGCAAGCGTCAACTGGGTTTCTAATTTCTTTTTGGTAACTGTCAACTTCTCAGTTGCAGTCGCATTTTTATCCATAGCAGACATCTGATTGTTGAATTCAGTTGCTGCTAAGTTCATTTCACGATTGATCCCCTTGATTGTTTTAGAATAATTGACTTCTCCATTCGTCTTGAAATTCAAGACAACATCGGTTTCTCTTACACTTCCTGCCATATTCTACTCTCATCTCCTTTGCATTTTCTGTCTTCTGATTGCAAGAAATTCGTCTTGCCTATTCTTCATTTCTTGTATTAATTTATCGTATTTCACACCATCTACTTCATCTCTATCTTGAAATTCATTTATTAGGAACTCACAAATTTCCATTCTTTTAGAAAGCAAAGAAAAATAGCTTTTAATATACTCTCGATTAGAACTGTTCTTCTTCTGGATCAGCCTTAAATCTCGCTCGATCGCTTTTAACTTCCGAAGCAATTCTTTAAAATTGGAAATTGTCTCAAAAGAGTTTCCTAAGTCTGTTTTTACTGTATGTTGATACCAAATGTTATCCGCCTTATCTCGCAAAAATTCTAATCTATCCATTTTTTATCCCCCGATCATTCTCTGGTTGTTAGAAAGTTCATAAATTCATCTACTTCTGGACTTCCTACTTTTGTTTTATCATTCTCGACTACCAATCTAAGCAATTCTTTAACTGCGGCAGTATATCTATTGATCATCGTGTTATATGTCTTGACTGAAGCCGATTCTTTATAAAATTCTTGGCTACCATTCTTGAAAAGTTCAATTGATCCATTTTTATTGATGTCTTCTTCAAGTTCTGACAAAGTAACATTCATAAATGCCGATTCTTCAATCAAACCCTTGACTGTCCGTTGCTTCTTGCTATCAACTTCCTTAAAGATATCCGTTAGTCGCTTTATCTCATTCGTTACTAGGCGCTTCCTCTTCTTATCGTCCATCTAAATCTTCCTTTCTTTTTGGGTGGGGGTTATATGAAATTACCCTGTGTGTTTTTCGGAGTTCCATCCCCGATTCCTAACCGATTTATTTTTTATAAAAATAACGGGGGGATAAATCAATCCCACACCGTTAATCATTTGATTTAATTTTTAATTTCAAATTTATTATTTGGCATGCCATTTAGTCTAATGATTTCATCTAAGTAATCACTCACTGATCGTTTAACATTATGGAAATAAGAACCCAACACTGAGGCGTAGCCCCATCCTCCTTTGTAGTATTCTCGTTGAACTCTCTCCAATATGTTTTTGTTCTTAATGCCCAATACATCTATAAGTTGTTTCATTGAGCTGTTATGCGATTTGATTAACTGATCATTTAATTGGAACAGTCTAGTAGTTTCTGTTCCCAGTAAAGCAGTTACTTCAGCGAATCCTTTGTTGTCAAATAGTTCTTTTGCTTCAGACAATAGCGCTGCTTCTTTTCGGTTGGTTTCATTTTTCAACTGATTGATATAATTCAGATAGATACTATTGGTGATCTCTGCACGTTCTTGGTACGCCTCGGCAATCACCTTCTCAAGATCTTCAATATCCTTATTCGCTTCTTTGTTAGCCTTGAATGTTTCTAGACTATACTTACCTTTTGCTGAAGCTTTCTTGTCTCTCTTTTCAACCAGACTATCTAGCTCTTTCTCCAACTCATTGATATTGATATCGATCTCTTTTAATTCTTTTACCTCTGGTGTGGTTACTGTGTACTCTGCTGTCATGCTTGATTCGCTCCTTTGATTTTTTCTTTGAGTTTACTTACTACTGTTTTCTTAGGTTCTTTGATCTGTGTTACTCGTTCTTTCTTATATTGAGCCAACAACTCTCTGCGGCGCTCAATGGCAATTTCATTTGTACTGTCTTCCTCGATCAGCTTATTTAATTCAACCAGCGATAGCTTTTTAATAGCATCTGGATTTCCTTCCAGCTCTTGCTTCATTTGTTGTTCTTCCAGGTATTTCTCCCATTCTCTATAGCTAAAGAAATCATCTTCTGTTTTCATTTGCCAACTCCTCTACTTTCTTACGAGTATCAGGATCTAACCCATTTGTGTTCTTTGCTACCAAGGTGAGCATTGCTTTTCGTTTAAACTCAGCGGTACAAATGCCTTTAAGCAAAACCAACTTCTTCTTATCAGTTAACACTCCATCCCGATCCTCATTTAGAGCATTCTCCACTTGTTCAGGACTTAGCCCTGTGACTTCGCACAAATGCTTCTGTTTGATTTTGCGTGTCTTCATAATCTCTACAATAGTCATTTACACTTTCCTTTCTGCTTAATCAGTCAAACCATATATCAATAAACTTTATATACTCGTCTCGAGGTTCCATTTTCTTTAATCGAAGGTACATCTTTAGCTGGCGACCCTGTGTAGAGTCTTGTTTGAATCTTTTCGCTTTGGACCTATCTTGCGTGAAGATATAAGAATCTGGATCCGCGCGATTGCCGCTAATGATTTTGTAGTCCTTCAAATAAATAGTCCCAACGCCTAGAATGTATTCCTCTAGTTCGTCAGCATCAATTTCGATAAACTCTTTTCTCAGCCGATTGATAATAGCCTGTAGTTTCGCCTCTGACTTGCTCCTGATTTTTCGATATTCAAGAACAGATATTCCTCTTCGGTCAGCCAATACCTTATCTGTTATAGGTATATAAGTTCGATAACCGTTATGCATATAACTAAAGTTGGCACCTTGTTCAGTTTCGTAATACTTCTCAGAAAGAATTAAAACATCTTCTTTTGGCAGCTCTTTTAAAGCAGTAAATAGTAGACGAGCATATCCTGCTGTATTCCCCTCTTTTAAATGATTTCTATTTACCACAAAAGCCTTCCATTGAGTGAGTATCCATTTTGGGCGAATGTCATAATCATAAACCACTATCCAAACACCTCCGCCATTAGTGCAATATTCGAAAACAAATCGTCTGTTAGTTCAACCTTTTCTTGCGGAACTTCCCATTCATATCTGAACGCCGCAGCTGTTTCTATCTCGAATATTTCATCGAGTGCTTTCTGTTTCAAAGATGGGCTTTCAACCCCTTTTAAAAGGCTCTCACGTTCAGTTACAGGCAATTCATCTAAGAAGTGCATAAAATGCTTATGCCTAAACTTCCAACGCTCTATCCGCTTGTCAATTAGCATACACGCTTCAACGTTATCTGCTACTAAATAATCAATCTTGGGAGCTTTTGCATGGATAGCAATTTCATCATAGGCAATTCCTGTGCATAGGCTTTGGCAATAAAGTTCTTGCCTGATTAATCGTTTTTCTTCTTCCAGCTTTCTGATATAAGCCTCTATGTTCAAATAGCGGTTTAAATTGTATTCACTATCCATGCTTCCCTCCTAAAAAACAGTATTCTATTATGTTGCGGCTTTGATCGTTGGTCTAGCTTGGGATTGTCATCATCTAGGACGGCTTTTCAGCAACCGCAGTATACAGTTTTCAAAGGACAACTAATAATAAAAAACGGACACGAGACGTCTGCCATATTACTGGCTTTTTTTGTCTCATATCCGTTGGTTCTTCCTAATCAGATATTATTATTAAGTTGTCTTTATTATACCATATTTGAGCGATAAAATCTTTATAAAACGTTGATATATCAGCTTTTAAAACACTTTTTTTCACTCTAATTTATTTGTTGTTTTCGTCTCATATCTGACTACTTGACCATCTTTTACGATCAGGATAATTTCCCCATATTCTGGTAGTGTAAGTTCTACCGTTTTCGTTGGTTTGTCAATGTATAATTTATCTGCGTTCATCGTTCCATCTCCTTATTTTGCAATTTTTAATGAATCTTGCCAGTTTTTTAGATCTGCTTGTTCGATATTCGTGATTGTTTGTTCCATGCTCTTAAATTGGTTTCTAAACGCTTTAAGGCCAATAGTCCGTTCGTCTTCATTAGTAGCAATGAACATGCCGCCTTCGTATCCTCTGACAGAAACAATAGGCACTCCTTTTGCTCGCAGCATTTGAATAACTGCTTTTACGTCTCGTTCGTCCAGATCAATAATAGAGCATATATCTGGTACTTTGATTTTCCTTTCAAACCCTCTCGGAATTAATTCAAGTACCGATTGTTCAATAATCGTAAGTTCTTCCATTACATGCCTCCGCTCATTTTTTTAATTTTCTTCAAGCATTGGATAGTCATTTGGGTAGAGATTATGACTTTTAAAATCCAAATCATTTCTTGTAGCCAGCTTGATAATATAACCAGTTTTTTTAAACGGTGAGTGTGGGTTAGTGCAATGGGCCACCCTCATTCCATCTTTCTTTCCGTGAAAATGCCATTTCGAACAATACGGACACCAAACTGCATATTGTGATCCTGTATCATAAGCGATTAAAATTGGATATTTTCTTTCGTTTTTATTGGTTTTCAGTGTTTTCACTCCTATCTTCTTTGCGTGTGTATTCCTTAGATAAATATAACCGAACCACCCGAACCGTTAGTACAAAACCCTGATTTATCAACATTTGCAATGCTGTTTATTATCGAACCACTAAGTACTTAAACCGAACCATGTCGAACCATTAAGTACCTATTTATTTTTTCGAAAATGCTGGTTCGGGTTGGTTCGATATTTTTTCTTGGTTGGTTCGACTTCAAAACACTGCTATATCAACGTTTTCCAAAACTGGTTCGGATGGTTCGATACTTTTCACTTCTTCCAGACACACACTCAGTCTTCGATCGAAATATATTGCTTCAAAAACAAATGAATGTAACGTTTCATTCGCTGGTTTTCTACTCTTGGGTTCTTTTTATAAATCCCTATTTTTTCAAGTTGCTTAGTAAACTTCGGTTGAGATAGTTCTTTGAGGTTTTCCCTGAAACAAAAATTTCTATATTCTTCGTATATCATTTTAGAAGAATCTCCCTCACTTGATTCCATGTCAACCTCGCACACTTCTTCAATGAACCTCATGATATGATTCGATTCTTTCAACCATTTATCTTTCGCTTGATTCATCTTGTCTGATACAGTCAGTTCTTTGCGGTCTAGCGCTTCTTTAAACATCCTTATGCAATAGGTGGCGAATAGTGGGATCTCTTTCTCAATGGCCTTCAAATCGTGTTTAGTTTTAAAACTTTCGTCTATCACGCAATCAAAAGGAACTACATATAAGCGCCTCTCAAAACCGTGTGTGAAGTCATTGAACGCTGGCAACTCATTGGCTGAAAATATCAACTTCGCAAAATTCACAAACATAAAGTGATCTCTTCCTTTAAACTCAGCAGATAAACGATCCCCACCAGTGAGGGCTTTGAGTAGCCCTGTTGACTTGAGAAACTCGGAATCAACATCCGCAAACAGATTGGCTTCTTTCTGAAATAGGTTGGCACCAGCAAAACGATTCTGTTTGTTCCCTAATTCTTGAAGCGTCATATTGCTGGTATTGTCCTTACCGATGACTTTTGTTAGAAAATCTAAGAAAGTGGATTTACCATTCTCGCCGCTTCCTTGCAAAATCGTTATGGTTTGAAAAGGTGCATAACTTCGATAGAAACAGTATCCTATGATTTCCATTAAATGCTGTGCGCTTTTTTCATCACCAGTCAAATCTCGCAGCCATTCGATTGCCTTCTCTGGCTTCAAATTCGATTTCTGATCTACAACATAATCATGACTTTGAAGAATATAGTCTTTAGTATCGTGCGGTTTCAATTCTCCAGTTTTAATGTTGTAAGTTCCGTTTTTAAAATTGGCCAGATACGGCTTGCTATTGTTAAAGGGATTTTCTTTCATAGTCGGGTCAAAAATCTTAATCATGATAAACTTTTTTGTTTCGCCTAGTTTTTGCTGGCTCCACTTATTGAAAGATTCCAATTTGTCAGTGATATAACCGTCTAAAAAGTCGCTTAAACTATCAATTCGCCATGATCCTGTTTTTTTATCAAACCTCGCACCGTAGAGCAAACCATTTGTTCGGATCATTGGAATCTCGTTCATAATTTCATAACCTAACTTAGAAGCATTTACTTTAGTGTTTCCTTTTTCATCTGTGTAAATCCAAGAAGGCAGTTTCTTTTCTTCGCCAATCCTCTTTTTTTGTAATTCTTGCAACTCAATAATTTCACTCAATTGGCTCCCAACTCCTTCTTTGCTATCGAATAAAATGTTTCCTCCACTTCTTTTTCAGATAGCGGTTCTGAAAAGTATCGATTGGCGACTTTAACTAATTCGAATACCGCCTTTACGTCTACCGCTCTTGCTAGCAAACCTCCTGTGATTTGAGCAATTCTATTGTTGCGGTTTCCTTCTTCACATCCGCATACAATGCTTTCGAAAAGTTCAGTAGTTGTATTCCTATATCTTGACCCGCCTTTTTTGAATTGGCTTGTGTTTTTGTACAATTTTCTTGAAGTTACGCCTTCTGTGTCTTGTTTGTAGTCTTTCAGCCAACGTTTTGCGGCATCTAAGCCATCAGATATGGGAAATAATTTTTCTCCATCATGGACAATAATTTGTTCTTGCTTAGTATATTGTGTCAACACTGGTAGTAACTGTATTTGCGACCAAGTGAGGTTTGATTGATCCGCAGTGTGGATAATGCCATCCAGTATTTTATTTGAAAAAAAGTAAATCAGTAGCTTGTATTCTTGTTCATTCACTGGTTTATTCAGTGGAATTACTAACCGATAGCGTACGCCTTTTAACCCATGACTAACACTTGGATAAAGAACATAATCAAACTTGGCTAGTTTTTGTTTGATGACAGCTATCAAATCAATTTCAGATACGGTCACATCATCTAAATCTAAAATTAGGCAATCACGATTGATTAAATTTTCATTTTTTCGTATCAAGGCCTTCATTTCACCAGCTATGAACCCATCAATTACAATCGTTTTTAATTTCTTCTGTTCTTCAGGATTATCAGAAACATTAACTTTAATCGGTGTATATTCTGAAAAAAATTGAATAATACTTTTATCTATTGGTGGTTCCATAATGGATGGCCGCACTTTTCCTATATAAATCATTCGAAGCACCTCCGCTTACTGATTTTTTGGTTCTACTTCAGCAAGCCATTTGTGAAGTGCAGAATCGTCATCAAGCTTTCCACCAATTTGGACGAAAACTTTCTTTATATGAGGAAGAACGAATCCCATTTCTAAGTCAAACTCTCCAGGCGTGTATCTAACTACATTCATGTTCCCAATATATTTATTAGTTATTTCCATCATTTATACCCCTCCTATACTGGATAAATTTCATCGGAGACAGCTTGTATTTGCCCTCGGATATTTTCTAAAGCTTCACCTATTTCATCCAGCACTCCAGTTCCCAATTGTTTATTTAAAGAAAATGTATCTTCAGTTACTCGTGAATATTCGATATTCTCGATAAGACGTTCGATGATTTTTAAGTCATTTACTCGTGCTGCAAGGTTCTTGGAACTGGATAGCAATTTCTTTTCATTCATGGTTAGATCCTCCTTGTTCCAATTTGATTGCGTAACCCTCGGTATCAGCTGCATGTCTTCCTGATAACTCTAAAATAGATACTAGCAATGCATTTGCCATGTTTAAATCTTCTGTAGTAATAGTTCCTTGCATCGACATTTGATTGTCAAAAAAAGCTTTAAACCCCTTCAAAGCAAAGTCAACACTAAATGCATCAGTAACTAAATTTTCAATTCCTAAAATATTTTCCATATTTAGTGCGCTCCATTCTCTAATTGTGATATACTAGAGAAAAGAACATAGGTATAGTACCTACGTGTAGCCATTTGCTGATTCCGCCAAGAATCTTTACAGCAAAGGCTTTTTCTTTTCTCCATCCATAGTTTTTTTTACTCCAAGTCAATACCTAACAACATAGCCAACAAATCAATTTCACGATATAAAATATCTTGGTACTCATTCAGGGTTAGATTTCCTTCTATTTCCGCGGTTGCAAGTTCGTTCAAACTTTTCACAACAGAGGTAACCGTTGGCTCTTCAGGTACCAACCCTTGACACTCCATTTGTTCGTGCAAGGAATTATAAACATCAGTTAAATTTTGCCCCTTAATATTTGCTAACTCTTTTGCTGCTTCTTTTGAAATAACCTCGCTCAAAAAATTCTCCATTGCTTGATTTTGTGTTAATTCCATTGTTAGTTCCTCCTAATATTTTGTTTTATCCTTGCCCAGAACGTTTATTTATTTTGTGACATGATCCATTGTCTTACTTCTTGTTTGTCTAAAAAGAAAGTTCTTTCACTCATAACGTGTATTGGCATACCTTGCTTAATCATAGCGTCCAATGTTACAGGGCTAACACTTAACCACTCAGCCATTTCCTTCTTGTTTAGCAATGATCTATCCATAGATAAATCTTTCCTAGCCTGCCTTAATGATTCTAGGGTTAACTCATAGATGTATTTTTTTAGATCACTTTCCTGATCATCAGCAAGCATTACTTTAAATCCAGCCATCCTTATTCCTCCTCACCTAACCCCCTTGCTTCAAGCAGTTCATCAATGGCTTTTTCAACACGTTCTTTGCGGTTTTCTTTAAGTTCCTTTCTTAACCATACTGATAAGTTACTTTGAGCTATTCCAATTTTGTCAGCTACTTCCCAATAAAGAATTCGGTTTGATTCTATACGTTTCCTTATTTCTAAATTTGCCTTCATAAATTCACCCACTTCCGTATTTTATAAACTACATTTTTTTTATATAAGTAGCTTATAAAGTAATTATACATAGTATTTTATAAAAATCAACAAAAACAATTGATGTATTTTTAAAAGTACAATATAATCCTTTTAGGAGGTTTTTATATGAAAATTAAGTTAAGAAACATTTTAGAAGAAAAAAAATTAGGTATTACGCAACTCCAAAATCTGACTGGTGTCTCAAGAAGTACTCTTACCCCATTGAGTAAAACTGATATCCTTCCTTCTAAAACACGCTTTGATACACTTGAAAAGATATGTGAGAAGTTAGAAATTACTGAGAGTGAATTACTATCTTTTAGCAACGATTGGAAATTCTCATTAGATAAAATTGTCCATTTAGATAAACAAGTCAGAGAAGAAGAAAATCTTCAAGAATCATATTTAGCGTTTTATACAGCTGATAATTCTATGTTTAAAAGGTATTTTTGTTTAGATGTAACTGTGTCATTTGTTTATCCACCGGAATTTAGTGACGAGGCTTTTAAGTTTCGTATTAAACACAATCCAATCTTCAAAGAAGGGAATATTTCTGAGGATAAAAAATATGAAGAATATGAAAAAATGTATGGACATTTTATTAAAGACTTAGAAATAAAATATGAAAATCAAATTACACTTGACTCGATTCATTTTTCCAATATCACTGCATTCGATTTAGATATTCTTAATACATTTAATAAAGATTTGTATAAAGAAATTATTAATTTTACTTCACAGATAGACTTGTTTGAAATATTCTCATCTGATTGCTCAAAAGATTTGATTAAACTTTTTGTCTTAGAAAATAATCTTTTAAATTCTACATTTTCAAATTACACAAATGAAGTTAAAACTAATGATTTGTACGTATCTTTAAAATATAAATCTGAGACACTATCTCTTCATAGAGTTGCTAATTACAATAAAGTAGATAAAGACGTATATTTTTATAGGAATAATCACTTTTCAAATAGCGGAATCACAAGAGCTTATAACGTGAAAGATCCTGATGATAAGTTTTAAAATAAAATTTTCCTAACACTCCTTGCCCAGGACTAGATAGGAGAAAACAATGGCAACGTTTAAACAATATACAAAAAAGGACGGATCAAAACTTTGGCAGTTCCAAACATACCTTGGTATTGATGACGCATCAGGAAAAGAGATAAGAACAACTAGGCGAGGGTTTAAAACAAAAAAAGAAGCCCAGATAGCTTTAAGCAAGCTAGAATTGGACTTTGAAAATAACGGACTTCAGAAAGAAAGTAAAGTGACGTTTCAAGATGTATATGATCTGTGGGTCGTTAATTACGAGCATACAGTAAAAGAAAGTACATTCGTTAAGCAAACGGAACAATATAAGGTCCATGTACTTCCAGCCTTTGGCCAGAAAAAAATCGATAAGATTACAGTTACGGCAGCACAAAAATTCGCTAACGATAAAGTGAAAGACTTTGTTAAGTATCGCGAATTTATAAGAGCGGCTTCTCGCATTTTTGAATATGCTATTACGTTAGATTATATCCAACAAAATCCATTTAAAAAAATCACTATTCCAAAAAGAAAAGAAAAAGCAGGTGATAAGATTGAGAATTACTTTACCAAGGCGGAATTGAACACTTTTCTTAATGCAGTCGATAGCAAGAATGATTTGAAGATGTCGGCACTTTTTCGAACCTTGGCTTTCTCTGGCATGCGCGCTGGTGAATTGCTGGCGCTCACTTGGAAAGATATAAACTTTGATGACCAATTAATCATTATAAATAAAACTCTTGCTAGAGGGAAAGATAGACGGCTATATGTTGAAGCACCAAAAACAAAGAGTTCAAGGCGTATGATCCCTATGGATGAAAAGACTCTTTCAGTCCTAAAGGAGTGGAGATTATACCAGCGTAAGATCATGCTAGGATTTGGCCACAATACTATGAAAAAAGATCAACTTGTATTCTCAAACTTGGATAATGAATTTTTACAACTATCCAAGCCAAGAAAATGGCTAGAAGTGATTATCAAGCAGAATAACCTTAAACGGATCACTGTACATGGTTTGAGACACACACACGCAAGTTTATTGCTTGAAGCTGGTGCCACGATCAAGGATGTTCAAGAACGACTTGGCCATTCGTCTATCCAGATTACGCTGGATCTTTATATCCACATAACAGAAAAAAGAAAAGAAGAAACGGCTGCCCAATTTGCTAATTATATTGGTATTTAA